AGATCTAGGAGATGAACTTTATATAGGAAATTGGCGAATATTTTCATATGCTTTAAGTGGGGACATAGGACCAATTCATATCTACAACCGAGTATTATCAGCAAATGAAGTCCTACACAACTACAATGCTTTAAAAGGTAGATTTGGAGTTTAGGTTATATTTATAATAAACCAAAGAAACTACAATGGCAAATACATTATCAAGCACTGGAATATCTAATGGAAGTAGAATACTTCCAGCTCATATATCACAAATAACTGATGCATTATCAAAACAAGAAGCATATGATATAACAATATCAGGATCTTTAGTTGTAACTGGATCAGCAAAATTTGATAGTACGCTTTCAGCTGTTTCAATGTCAGGCGATGGATCTGCATTAACAGGTATATTGAATGCAGTAACATCTTCACATTCTTTATTCAATGATTCATCATCTCATGCAATAACAGCTAACACAGCCAGTTTAGCTTTGTCAGGTAATGGAGTATTTAGTGGATCGTTTTCAGGATCGCATACAGGTATCATATTAACAGTAGTTTCAGAAAGTTTAAATTTTGCAGACGATACTGCAGCTGCTTCTGGTGGAGTTGCGTTAGGTGGGTTATATAGAAGTGGAAGTTTCGTAAAAATTAGGATTTCTTAAAAAAAATCATTATAATAGATTATATTGTTTAATTAAAAAAATACAAGTTACATTATGGCAAAAGAACAAAAAACAAAAAAACTAGAGCAAACAGATATTGACTCTATAGTAGAATTAAGACAAAAATACGCAGAAAATACAAATACATTAGGTTTAATAACAACTGATGAATATGCAATCAATCAACAATTGGAACAATTAAAATCTGAAAAAGAAAAGATGTTTACTGCGTTAAATGAATTAAGAGATTCTGAAATGAAATTAATGGATTCTTTAAAAGAAAAATACGGAGATGGTCAGATAAATATCGAAGATGGAACATTTACTCCTGTTTCGTAGTTTTTTCCGTTAATGAATCATATTTATAATAAACATAATTATAGGAGAAAAACTAATGGCTGAAAGAATAGTATCGCCAGGTGTATTTACGCAAGAAAAAGATCAATCCTTTTTACAGAGAGGAATCAGTGAAATTGGAGCATCGATAATAGGAGCAACCACTAAAGGACCTGCTCAAGTTCCTACACAAATAGGATCATTTTCTGAATTTCAAGAAATATTTGGCGGATATACCGATGAATCATATGTACCATTTGCAGTAGAAGAATATTTAAAAAATGCAGGTGTTATAACAATAACAAGATTATTATATGAAAATGGATATAAATTACAAAATGGAGCATTAGCTGTTGTTGCACAATCTGGCTCAGGAGCAGGATTAGTAGAAACAGTAACTCATTTATTACATCCAACTCAGCCAGTATCTACTACCGGCGATTCAAATTTATTTGAAGAATCATTATTTACAGATTTAGAAACTGGATCATTTAAATTAAAAGTTTCTGGAGCATTTTCCACAGATTCATCAATACCTGGATATTCTTCTTATTTATCTAATGGATTTATTTCAGCTTCATTAGATTCAACTTCTAATAATTATATTACAAAGATTTTTGGGAATAATCCTAAATCAGTTGATTATCCTGTTTATGTAAAATATGAAAATAAAGATGCACTTTCATTATTTAATGAAAATGAAAATGTATCAATGAGTCTATCAATTATTGAAAATTATGAATTTCTTCAAGATTTTAAAGAAGCATCTACTCCATTTATAACATCACAAAAAATTACAGGAGGCGCTTCTGTAAATTTATTTAAATTTCATACATTATCTCATGGTAAAGCTGAAAATTATGATGTTAAAGTAGGTGTAAGAGATGTTAGATTGTCTTCTGAAGTTTCTGATCCTAATGGATATGGAACTTTCACAATTGAAGTAAGAAAAGTAAATAACAAAAATTTACCAGGCTCTCCATTTGATTCAGACGATACAGATAAGTCGCCAGATATAATAGAACAATTTACCAATGTTAATTTAGATCCAGACTCTCCTAATTATATAGTTAGAAGAATTGGAGATCAATATAGAACTATTGATGCAGAAGGAAAAATATTCGATAATGGAGATTATCCAAATTTATCAAAGTATATAAGAATTGAAGTTACTGAAAATGTAGCAGCAAAAGCAATTGATTCTTCTTTAATACCATTTGGATTTAGATCAGCAAATTCACCGATTCCAGATGTATCGGGGTCTGCAGGTAATTTAAATTTAAAACCTGTATCATATGTAACTTCTCAAGTTATTGGAAGCTCATATAGTGGAAAAAATTATTTTGGATTTGATTATACAAATTTAAATAACTTGAATTATTTAGCTCCATTACCAACTTCAGGTTCAAATACTGGATCAAATTCAGACTTTTATCTAGGAAATGTATCTCAAGCTGCTGAAGCTAATTTTCCAAGTATAGCTGGTGCCTATTCAGGATCAGTTGGAGATTCATTAGACGCTGGTAGATTAGCAACAGAAGTATCACTTAATACTAGAAAGTTTATGGTACCATTTCAAGGAGGATTTGATGGGTCAAGACCAAATCTACCTAAATTATCAGGAACTAATATAAAGTCTACAAATTCATTTGGATTTGATTGTAGCACATCTACATCAACAGGAACATTGGCATATAGAAAAGCATTTGCAGCACTTAGCAATACAGATTTCTTTGACATGAACATGTTAATAACTCCTGGTATAATTGATAGATTACATTCAACCGTAACTGCAGAAGCTAGACAATTAGCAGAAGATAGACAAGACACATTCTACGTAATGGATGCAGGAGCATTAACAGATTCAATTTCAACCGTTATTAATCAAGTTAATTCAATTGATTCAAATTATACTGCAACATATTTCCCATGGGTAAGAATTGTAGATGCTGGTAAGAATAAACCAATGTTTGTGCCACCATCTGTAGTAGTACCTGGAGCATTATCATTTAATGATTCAGTAGCAGCACCATGGTATGCACCTGCAGGATTAAATAGAGGTAGTTTAACATCAGTAATTAATACATATGAAAAATTAACCCAAGCAAATAGAGATGAATTATATGAGTCAAGAGTTAATCCAATAGCAAACTTTCCAAATCAAGGAATTTGTATATGGGGACAAAAGACTCTTCAATCTAGACCATCGGCATTAGATAGAGTTAATGTTAGAAGATTATTAATAACTGTTAAGAAATTTATTGCATCATCTACTAAATTTTTGGTATTTGAACAAAACACAGTTGAAACTAGAAATAGATTTTTAGCTATAGCAAATCCATATTTAGAAAGTGTTAGATCACAACAAGGATTACATGCATTTAGAGTTGTAATGGATTCCACTAACAATACCGCTGATTTAATTGATCAAAATATTTTATACGGACAAATATTTTTACAACCAACCAGAACTGCAGAATTTATAGTATTAGACTTTAATATTCAACCAACTGGTGCTTCATTTCCAGAATAAAATTTAGGAATTGAATATTTATATAAAAGAAATAGGAAAACAAAATGGCATTAGAACAAGAATTACCAGGAATAAATCAAAACGAATTATTTGATAGAGCGTTTGATTGGGAGCCTAAATATACTAATAGATTTATCATGTATATTGGTGATATTCCTACTTATATTATAAAAGCAGCTGCCAGACCTTCTTTAACTAATGGTGAAGTCATTCTTGATCATATTAATGTTGAGCGAAAGTTAAAAGGTAAAACCAGATGGCAAGATGTTTCAATAACATTATATGATCCAATTGTACCATCAGGAGCACAATCGGTAATGGAATGGGTAAGACTACATCATGAATCTTTAACAGGTAGAGATGGATATAGTACTCAGTATAAAAAAGATATTAGATTTAATTCACTTTCACCAACCGGAGAAATTATTGAAGAATGGTTGTTAAAAGGAGCATTTATAGCAGATTCGAATTTTGGACAAATGGATTGGTCGACAGAAGAATCAGTTCAAATTGAATTAACATTGAAATATGATTACGCTGTATTAGAATTTTAAATAAATTATAAAAATAATGGGAGTTTAGGCTCCCATTTTTACTGTACTATAATATTTATTTTAAAGAAGTCATTTCAATCATATCGTTACATTTAATAACTAAGTAACATATGAATCGTATATTTATTATATTTTTAACTTTATTAACTTGTAATATATTCTGTCAAGATACTATTTTTAGATTTGAGGAAAAGCCACTAACTGGAAAGATTGTATTTATTGATAATAATATTATATTATATAATAAAAATAATTTTATAAAAGATATACCAACAGAAGTTGTATTTGGATATAAAAAAGACAATAAATTATCTATATTATATAAAGAAAATGAACAACCATTTTCCATAATACAAATGAATGATTATGTAATGGGTAGAACAAAAGGATATCAAGATCATATTCCAGGAATACCATTTGCAATAGGATTTTTTAGTTCTTATTTTTATACATATTATAATACTAGAGGGTTAACTAGAAATCCAAAATTTTCTTCATTAGCATTTACTGCAGTTCCATCAATTGTATTTACATATGTAAAACCCAAGGTCAATAAAAAATGGAGTTTAGAAAAAAGAACAGGTTATCAATTATCTAGATCCGAAAAAAATCAAGTTACATCATGGTGGGGAGCTGTATTAGGCACTGCTACTATATTTACTCTCTATTTTTCAAGTAACTAATATTTATAATAAAGTTTTAAAAAGGAAAGTTATGGCAAAATTAACAGATCGTTATTCAAATGAAAATCTAATAAACTTAGCAACACAAAATTACGACAAAACCAAAAAAAGCACATTACCAACTGAAGTAGTAACATTAGCTTCTGGAGGTAAAGTATATCCAAAAACAAATCCATTAAGTTCTGGGAAAGTAGAAATGCGTTATATGACCGCTTATGACGAAGATATACTAACAAATGCATCATATATAAAAGAAGGAATTGTTTTAGATAAGCTGTTAGAAGCACTTATAATATCAGATATCAATATAAATGATATAGCAACTGTAGATAAAGACGGATTAATTATACATGCAAGAATAGTTAGTTATGGAAAAATGTATCC